TTTATTGCATAATGAAATTGCTTTGAATACCTGGCGCTTAACCTCTGCCACCTGACATTCAGGATGATCCTTTAAGAATCTGATAATGCAGATCAGCCCCGCAAATGCAGGGTCGTATTTCACCGAACTGGCAAGGCTCTGGCACCCGAGCAGCTCTGCATCCAGACTGTCAAGATAAGAGGGAAGGGACACCTCGTCCTTTTCCTTCATTGGCAGAATCTTGAAGCATCTGTTTACGAGAGACTGGGTGTAATTCCTGAGCAGTCTTGAATCCATGCCGGCAGTTACATCTGTCATATGTGCAGCCTCGATAAATCGCCGTGATTGTAAGAATACTCCCTGATCATCTGGGTGTAATCGGCTTTAACGCTGTTGTATGTTTCGTTGATTCGCATGAGCAGGTTGGCAGGCGAGTACTCAGTGTAGTCCCTTGTATTCAGAAGATTTTCCAAAAGCTCCTGCTTATTGCGATATGGCTTCATCCACTGAAGAACCATTCCCTCCGAAACAATCTCAACAATTTCATCAAGATCCTTGTCAGCAATGTCAATGTCAAATGCCCTGACATCATCATCTGCCGCTGACGCAAAATCATATTTGCAATTTTTCTTAAATGCGGACAGTGCACGTTTCATAAACCCGTCCACAATATTTTGTCTGTCGTCCTGGTCTAAAGTAATGAAATCATATTCAGTGATCTTATCCAGAAAAGCTGCAACAAACACATCGTATGAGATCATTGCGTGCCTCCTTATCTTTCAATAAGCTCGACGCCCAATGCCTCTTCAAATGCCTGGATTACTTTCCTGGAGTCAATCTCGCCAGAGATGACTTTTTCCCTTGCCATGTAAGCAACGGATTGTTTCTGCCCTGCGGACAGTCCCGCAATAATCTTTTTAATCTCAGCAGGTGACTTGTCAAAAACCTCCTGAAACTCGTCAAGGCTGAGCGCCTGTTTATAAAACTGTTCAAGTCCCAAGTATTTGACAACCCATGCGTATTCATCGCTGAATGATATCCATCCATTAATGAAGAAAGCTTTGGCAGAGCTCTTGATGTTGCGGAGCTCTTTGAGTTCCATGTCCTGCTCGTCGCCGAATTCTTCCCAAGTAAACATCTCTCCTGTACGCTGGCTGACATAAACCAGCTTGCCAGGGAAGGCGTTGATAACAGGGATGATCATATTCTGATCGATATCTTTTGGGACGATAGGCTTCTCTTTTGCCGCAGCCTTCTCGGCTGACTTTTCAACAGTTTCGTTTACAGCTGCATCTTCCTGCAGTTCTGTCTGGGCAGTTTGCTTTTTTCTGCTTGCCATGTTTATTCTCCTTTTACTCCTTTCAATAGTCAAAGGGGCTCGCAATGAGCCCCTGTGCTCTCATCGCCAATCTTACTGTGCGGATGCAGTTGTTGTGTAAATTCCGATACCGGAGTTTCCACCAGCAAGAACAAGGCCTGTTCCGTACTTGACGCCGTACAGATATTCCTGAGTGAGATCCATATTGTCTGCCGGATTGCCTGGGATAACGATCGGATTACCTTCGTAAACGAACTTAATCGGCTTGTCGTCGCCTGCAGCAATTGTCAGGACGTTGTTCGGGAACTGGAACAGAGTTGTGCCAACCTGGTGACGCTGCGGCATAGCAAATACGTTGGAACCATACCACTTGCCAACATAGCCGTTGTTGTCGATAAAGTTCTTTCCGTCTGTGCCAACGATGCCGGACATCAATGGCTTTAATGCCTTCTTTGTTCCGATGATTGTAGCCTGTCTTCCGTCAGCAGCAGCCTCTACATGAGCGACTACGTCAAGAAGTGCATCTTCGCTGTATGCGCCAGCTACTGGGAAGTAAGCTGTTCCGCCGATTGCTGTAGCTGTTACTCCAGACCACAGTGCAAAAATATCGGTAAGAATCTGTTTTTCAAAAGATTCTGCAACTTTGTTGATCATGTGGTTGAAGTCAACGCGTCCAGCAAGAACTCTGTTGAGTTCTTCGTAGATGCGAACCATGTGCATCTTTGTAGGAATGGACGTTTCCTGTTTGCCATCCAGTCTCTGTCTGCGAATAGCCTGTGTGCCATTAGCGACTTCGTCAACTGTGAACAGCATGTTATCCTCTGTGAGGAAGAGGTTCTTGTCGCCTTCTGCAATGTTGCGGTAGTCAACGAGAGTGTTGAAGAAGTCATCCTGTCTTAATCCTTCCACAACTGTTGCATCGAGCAATGTTTCGATCAGTGCGAACAATCCAGAGCATTTGCCGTCGCGGATTGCACGGTAGTCGAGTGTCTCGGAGCCATTATTGGCTTCTACGAGAGCTTTACGGATTGTTTCCTGTGTTTCCTGGACAGAGTACTGCTGCACGCTGCCTCTGTATCCATCAACAGACATTCTTGCGAATTCTTTGATATCCATATTGTTATTACCACCTTTCTTAATGTGTAGTTTCTTTTTTAGCCGGTAACATCTGTACCTACAACCGCGCTGCCTACTACGGCAGCAGCGCTAGTTACCCCGCGCAGGCAACCTCAATTGCGTAATAAGTTTTCTTTCCAACAATGTTGATGTCGATGATCTTGCCGATCTGTGTGGAGCCGCTTGTCAAGGATGCAGCAACATTCAGTTTTGTGCCAGCCTTCAATTCAACAACGTCGCCAACTGCTGGCTCTGTTTTTCCGTCGAGGGCGTCGATTGTTACACTGAAGATGTCATGGTCATGGAGACGATATCCACGAGCAATAGTTCCTGCTTCGTTGTAGAAGTCTTCCAGATTGCGCAGTCTTTCGTCATACATAACTTCTGGAGATGCTACTAAAGCAATAGCTTTGAAATCTGCGCTTGCTGTTGGCGCAGCAGCTGTGTAGACCTCACGCTTTCCTGTTTCCAATGCACCGAGAACAACGACGTTTCCGTTGTCGATGTCTGCAAAAGCATTGTTTGCAGAGTAGCGGAGAGAAACGAGTTCGCTACGAACATCTGTTCCGGTCATTTTGTCAGTTCTGACAACACCGTGTTTAACATTTGCCATAATTAATTTCCTCCTATAGCTTATTTGTTTTTGTATTCCTCAACGATCCCGCCGTACGGTGCGTTGGGTTTATCTTCTTTTCTTGTTACCTTGATCTTTGGTGTAAGGTTCTTTGCAGAGAACTTTGCCTCAGACATCTGTCTGCCGCGGATCGCGTAACATTTTTCTTCGAGAGTATCCAGATCAGTTACTGTTCCTCTCAGGGCTTCAAAGGCCTCAATGCCTTTTAGATCCTCAAACTTAGCGAAGACCTCTTCGACAGCAGCATCATGCTGTTCTTTCTCAACACCAGCCTTGAACTCTCTCAGCTCGCTGAGCTCTGCATCCATGGCATCTTTGTCTGCTTTAATAGCTGCATAGTTCTGTTCAGCTTCTGTCTTGCTGTTGAAGAACTCTTCAAGTTTTTCAAACATCACCTCAGCAGGGGATGCCTGTTCGTCGCCGCCATCGTAATCAACGATTGCGTACTTTTTGCGTACAGGGTTTGATGTGTCGATAACAGCCGCATCACCATTCATTGCATAAGGCATGCCTACCAGATGACCTTTGTTTGCATAGTCTTCCGCGTAGACTTCAGATGCATCTGCGTCAAAGTCAACAAACCAGAAGCGGTCGTCCATGCCCCATGGCATCACCGTCTTGTATTCCCTCAGCGCTTCGCGCAGAGCTGCACGGATGTTTTGATTCAGTGCAAATTCTGCATCTGGCTGTGCTGGCTCGGCAGGCTGTTCTGGTTCTGCTTCGGGCTCAGGGTCTTCCGCTGGTTCTGGCTCAGATTCAGCCTCTGGCTCTGGATCAGCCTCTGGCTCAGGCTCTGCAGTATCAGCACCGTCCGCTTTCATCGCTTCAAACTTTTCCTTAAGCTCCTCAAGAGAGAAGTCTTCCAGGGCGAAATCCAAAGCGGAAGTGTCGATGCCGTATTCTGCGGCCAGTAATTCTTTTTCGCTCACAGCTTCACTTCCTCCTTCTTTTGAAAATTTAGTTGTATCTTCCGCCCCGGCAGGAGCGTTCAAAGTTTTTATCGTTTCCTTCAAGTCCTTCATCATGTCGCTGAACTTGGACTGGAACGTATCAGCAGAAAACACCTCAAGAGATGCTGACTCAAAGCATGGCTCAACGCCGATCAGGCACAATGCCTGAAATTCGAAATCATCTATGTAATAGATTCCGTCTGCCATATGCATTGCCTTGACCTGGATCTCCATGCTCTGTGATGTAATCCCGTCAGCCTTGATCTTGTCGTAAGCTTCCTGCCTTTTCCAGAGGAGCACGTCAGTGCAGAGGTACTCATTCTGCCTGCCGTCGGTCTCTGTGACTGTCTCCCATGTGAATACTGCTGATTCGGGCACTACTCCGACGGGAGTCGTTTCGTTAACCATCTTGAAGCTGCCGTCCTGGTTCTCAACCAGCGCAACATCATGCCCGCCTATTTCTTCCGTTTCCCGGATGTAATGAGCGACCACCGGCACATTCCACAAAGTATTCAGGCAGTTCTCAAAAACTTCTTTTGAAATATGTGTGTTGTTGCGGTTGTCGCCAGGGTAGGCGATTCGCATCTTTCCCATATCAAAAGAAGAGTTCACCTCGCACCAATCGCCAACGGATGCAGCAACCTCGAAGTTTAGTATTCTGTCCATTGGATATTTCCTCCTAAAAATAAAAGCCCTGTAATCAGGGCAGTGGTTAAAATGCTATTGTGTCTGAGTAGACATATTTGCCAGGCTCGAAAGTAAATACAATCCTGTCGTCAGACTTGAAGACATAGACCTTGCCCTCCTCGTTGGATTTAATCAGATCATATCCAAGCTCAAGGAGGCCGTCTCTTGTCTCGTCATCAAAAACATATATAAATTGTTTCATGATTGTCACTCCAGATCACGGTTAATTTCTGTCTTGTCCGCAATCTCGTCATTATCAAGCGTAGGCCGTCCGACCTCGCTCTCAATCTGTTCCCCGCTCATCTGCGTAGAATTGACCACAGGCTTGAACAGCTTTTGCAGCTGCAGTATTTCTCCTTCGAGATAGCTCATTGAATCAAGCTCTGCCTGGCCGAGCCCCATCGTGGCAGCATACATGCTGATCGTAGGGAAACCGTATGATGCAGCCTTGAGATAGCCGTCGGCCATTTCCTTCTGGTTGAATCTGGAGACATCCAAGAAATTAACCGTAAAGTATTTGCCGTATGTCTGAGCCTGGATGAATCTGTTGATAACATCCTGAATGCTCTTGACGATTCCGTATGTCATCGCCTGGTCAACCTTGATTGACAGCAGCAGCGCGTTGGACGACGCCTTGTCGTTGTTAAACAAAAGGGAGCTTACACCAGCAGCACTGTAAAGATTTCTCTCACTGTCTGCAATGGTGTCAGTGTCTCCCGTGTGAGATCTTTCAAAGCTGATCTTTTCCAGCGGCATCGGCGTCAGCACGGCACCGATTTCTTCAGGCAGAACGCCCTCAAGGTTGTTGAAGAAATCAACTGCTTTGTCAAGGTCAATGCCCCATGAGCCGTCGTTATTGAGCGGGATGTTCATTGCTATCATCGCATAGTTTTCGAGTGCGGTCTTTGTCAGCTTCAGCTGCTTATAATCCTCAAGCTCGAACACTTCTCTCAGGATGCCTGCGAAAGGCGGGATGGCGTAACCCATAATGTCATTGTTGCATTTGATTGCGAATGAATTAGGACAGTCGAGATCAATCCATCTTAATTTGAAATCCTGCTTATAGACATTCTCATATTTATATCTGAACTCAGGCGGATAGTAGTCAAGCTGATCCAGGTGTGAGTTGAAATACGAGAAGTCAAAAGTAACGTTGGGCACATTGCCCTCGATGATAGAAATTCTGCAGTAATCGCTCGGCAGCTGCTGGATCATGATATCATCGGCAGTTACCCAGAATGTTCCGTAGAACACATCCTCTCTCAGCACCACGGTAAGTACCTTCGGCAGCTGCGTTTTGAGGCTCATGATTGAAAGGGTATTGAGAACCTTTCTGTAGTTATTCAGCAGCGTCTGCGGCTGAATGCGTTTGTAGTCAGTCCTGTAAGGCTCGACCACATATGCAAGATCCGTCAGCCCCACGAAGTACTGGATAAGCCTTCTGAAGTGGGAGCTTGCATTAT